CCTTAAGCTTCTGTTTGGAGATAAGACCAAATACCTTTTCCACCTTATCAGAAGTACGGGACTCGGGTGTATCGATCCCTAGAAGACGGACACGCTGCTTCGTGCATACATCAAATCCGAGATCAATACAAACGTCAATGGTATCTCCGTCAATAACCTTTTCCAGGGAAGAAACCTTGTACCGAAAGTTGCATTCCGGAGAATCGTACGCCATTATATTCGATACACGTCTCTAGTCTTTAAACCCGAGTTAAAAAAATATTGCCCGGGTATAGTATGTATATTCGGGCATATTCCTCAAACGATTCTTATAAATATAGACTAGACAAAACCAGGAAAAATGTACTAAATGAAATATATCAACAGCAATCGGTTCGCGTCCCGTCGAACAAACCTGTACCTGATAATTTGCGTCTTCGTCTACGATTCAGAGAAGCTGTAGAAGAAGCACAAGAAATATGCTCTCGTGATAAAAATTCAAAAGAATGTCATTTCGCGTGGTATGAAGTCGACGAATTAGAAGATTCTATCGACCGCTCGAATTGTCGACACGACTCACGGTAATCGTAGCGGGTTCTTCATCGTACGTGTAATACTTTATAGAAATACCAAATATACGTTTCATATGTGTATTCAATTCTCCGTTAATAGCCCCTTTCCAGTCTCTTAACGTAGTCTGAAAATACTCTTGCCCATCTTCCCCAAAAACCCTAGAAGTAAAAAATGGTTGAGAACGAACCCATTCCATATGCCTATTCACAGTGGCGGGAACGGGTCTCTGCCCCCTATCCACGGACTCCAAAATATCGATAACGTAATATCCGTGTCTATCTGCGATGATGTTCGCTTGCATTCCCGGATACCCCTTAATATACGCTTCAAAATCCGCTCCACTTGGAAGTGTCACGTACACGTTTCGAGTACTCGATGGTAAAGGTGTATTACCAGTAGCAGTCGATATACCCGGGTGTGTGTGGTATGAAATGTAAGAATTTCTAAAAATTCCTACGATATGCCCGTTCACTTGCATTCTTTGTTGCGAGGTGAAACGTGTCGGAACGTTAAATTTAATCGTATTACCATCGGACACGAAATCTATTTTACCACCGTATTCCCACCTTTTAAGGGTGGACATGTTGTTTATCGAACGTAACTCTTTTATTACACGTTTGGGGAGCTGTATAGATGCTTTCGTGTTGGAAACCCTGACAACCTTCGCTACCATTTCTAGATCTTTTCGTTTGGCGCTGCTACTGGTGGGTATATAGTTAGCTGGGAGACGCTTTCTCTTACCTAACATACCCGAACCAACCGTATTTATGTTCATGACATTTCTCCTAAACAGGTAATTTTCGACATTTGTGTTTCCTTGATTTATGTTCATGGATGTACCCGATCTAGGTGTGGGCATCTTACTGTAAAGATATAAAATTATCTCGTCTTGGTAATTTTAAGTGCAGACTTATTCTTAACCACCTTGGGATCCATTCGGTTCACGCTGCTTCGTTTAGGATTGAACATCTTCTTATGCGCGTGCCAGTATTCGGGAGCTCCAACTTTAAAGTTCTTGTGAAGCTTGGCCTTGTACCAAAAAACACAATCCTCGATGCGATTAGACTTACTAGTGTTATCTAACACAATACATTCATAATTCTCGGTGCAAGCATCCATGACCTTGTTAAACATATCGAACGTCGGAAAAATACCAAAAAAAGATTTGTAAAGCTTCTCTCGATTCTGAATGATGTTCTCGCGAAGAATAAACACGTAATCCACGTTAGCGCGAAGAGCTGGTGGTAAGTCCATACAATACTGCATCGTCAACATGAAGAAAATTTTCCAGTGACGCCCGTTCATAAAGCATTGGCGAATACACGTGTCACGCATGAATTTATTGTCGTACATACAATCGTCCAATAAGAGGAATGCACCACAATTTTGTTTTCCAGCACCCACGAGCTTTCTTTGTCGGTCCATGACTCGCTCTATAGCCTCTCTGTCGTAGTCTCCGTAAATAAACAGGTCAGGTATATACTGTTGATAATAATGATTACCTTCTTCAGTAGCCGATAAAACGATACCCGCTGGTAAGTGCTTCTTGTGCCACAAAATATCAGTCACGAGTGTTGATTTACCTGTATTACGTTTTCCTATGAATACACACACCTTGTCGTCGGCTATTTTAGCCGGGTTGAATTTTCTCAAACGTAAATCCATCTATAATATCGCATTGTTTTATTTGATAAAATTTTACTCACATGTATTAAGAATGGCTGGACGTTTACGCCTCGCTGTCACCGGTGTCCAGGATCAATGGCTCACCGGTGAGCCAAAAATTTCATATTTTTCGTCCATCTACAAAAGACACACCCGATTTTCTACAGAGGCGGTCGGTATTCCTATCACTGGAAATTTATCACTGGGTGGAAATGCTATAGCCCGTATTCCAAATAACGTCGGCGATTTACTTCGAAGTGTGATGCTTAAACTTACCCTGGGAGAGTTACCATCCGGAAATCTATATAACGCTTCGATTGCTACGAGCGTTATACAGCACGTCGACTTAGTAATCGGTGGACAAACAATTCAACGACTTACAGGTGACTATATAGACATGTATAACCAACTCTATAGTAATAAAGATGATGCAGGTACAACCCTTTACTACATGAATGGTCACAATAACCAAATTCAAATCGTCACCGCACCGAGGACCTTCTATCTGAACTTACCGTTCTATTTTTTTAGGAATCCTAGCTTAGCTATACCTATATGCGCTATCACTCGTCAGTTAATCGAAATACATATAAAGTTTAAAGATGTGGATGATGATGTGACGTTTAGCTACGGAGAAGTAAATGGAAATATGGTACGCACTAAAACAGAATTGGGGTCTATTGTTGAAGCGTCTATGATTACAGATTTCTACTTCATCACTCGGGATGAGATAAACTTTTTACTCACACGCCCCATGCAGTATATCATAACGCAGTTACAGTTATCGACTATGCAATTTAAACCTAATGAAACGAAGAAATCGGCGCTGTTAAAATTTACAAACCCCGTTAAAGAATTATTCTTTTTGGCGAAAGAAGAAACCGGTGCAAACGTAGGAAATGAAGACCGTCTACTTAACATATCATCATCCGATCAGGCATTTTCTAGTCAAGTGACGAATAAAAGATCTGATTACCGGTTCGTGAAGAATATTCGGTTCGAGTGTAACGGTAAACGTATGTTTGATCACACAGGTAAATATCTAGCATATGAACAGTCTTTAATACATCATACAGGGTGTCCCGATCCCGCGTATGAATTTTATACATATTCGTTCGCTTTGAAACCGGAATTATATTATCCTACCGGTCAATTAAACATGAGTCGTATTATTCATAAGAAATTAGACGTGGAACTCGATGAAACATCTACTTCACGGAATATAAACTTTTCGATATACGCTTTGAATTACAACCTTCTACACGTTGAGGGGGGATTAGCGGGTTTAAAATTTTAACGGGTTATATTAGAAATGGCAGGACGGGTGCAACTTGCCACTACGGGTACCCAGGATGCTTACTTCACAGAGAATCCTGAATACACGCATTTCATTAAACAGTTCAAAAAGCATACGAACTTTTCAGCCTACGACGTGTCCCATGACTTACATGGTCAATTGGAATATGGTGGTATTCTCAAGTGTACGATACCAGCGAACGCCGGCGATTTGATAAAAACTGTACGGGTACATTTTACACTTCCACCGTTGGAAAACGGTGGAATCGACTTTAGATACGTCGAATCTATTGGTCACGCGATATTCCAACATGTAGATCTCGTAATAGGTGGACAACTCGTACAGAGAATCCCTAGAGATTGGTTACAGATCTATAGCGAGCATTACGTTACACAGACGAAACAGAATAATCTGGCTAAGCTGATAGGTAAATGCCCCGACGAATCATCTGGACTTCCTGTACGACATGCATCCATAGATCAACACTTACCACTCGCGACTACATCGACGAGTTATATAGTAGATATACCGTTCTATTTTCATAATAATCCAGAACTCGCAATTCCACTTTGCGCCTTAACAAATCAGGAATGTGAAATAGAAATTCAACTCAGTGATATTGGTAAATGTATTCATAATTTACCTAATTTACAAAGCGTATCTTCACCAGACAATACCCATTTTGTTGTAACTGTGCAGCCGACGGCGGATGGTAATAAATTTTTCATAAACGATGAGCGACAGCCAACCCTCGAATTGCAGTATGGTCATACATATACATTTGAATACGGATTGGTGCAAAACTCCAATCACCCGTTTAAGCTTTCATCTGGTGCGGATGGTACTCATGCTATCATACCGTATGCAGCATATTCGGATAATCAATCAACAGTAACTAATTTCATGAACGGGTCGGTTATATTAACGTTTACAGTAAACAGTGATACACCGAGTACCTTATATTACTATTGTAACTCCCATCCGGGAATGGGGGGTCAGATAAATATGAACATAGCTGGTATTGGTGATACGTCTCGATTTGGTATCGAATCTATGCGTTTACACACCGAGATGGTTCAACTTAACGACCCAGAACGACAGGCGATTAAGAAAAGTAATCGCGACTACATCATTACACAGATCCAACAGGATACTTTTGAAATTCCGGTCTCTAGTTCCGAAGGTACGGATGAGTACAGGTTTAAAATGGATTTCACAAATCCTGTAAAGGAGTTATATTTTGTCGTTGCGAATATTCCCCTACCAGTTGAAAGTTTTATAAGCACGTTTGATTACGATTTTGTCTATCAAATATATCCACCAGGATCCAGTGGTAAATATGTAAACTTCGAACATCTCATCAGTTTAGGGATGGTTTTGGATAACGAAACAATTCTTGATGAAGTGACCGGAAATGTCGTACATCTCAGAGCTGTACAGAGTGGTATCCATCACTCGAGAACCCAATTATTCAGACGGTTTTACTCGTATAGCTTTGCATTAGAACCCGAGAAGTGGTATCCAACGGGTCAGCGCAATTTCAGTGCTATTAAGGAGCAAATCATAAACCTGAAACTGAATAGTGAAACGACTTTTAAAAGAGAGCTTAGAGTTTACGCGCTCGCTAATAATATACTCCGAATCAATGGAGGCAGCGGAAAAGTTATCTTCCCAAATGGTGGAATCAGCAATTAACATAATGCAACCGGTAATGGAGCACGCCGTCGTTTTATCAGGACAGTACGCTAAAGCGTGTGGTCGAGATATAATTTTAGCGAAGGATATGGAATACTGTTTAAAATACTGTGCGATGAATACAGTAGGTCAACAGATTGGATCGTATTTCCCCGAGATTTACGAAGAGGAGGAATCTGAGGATGAAGAGGAAATAGAGACAGTTGATGAGGCGGAAGAACCTCCATTTGCCCCGTATTCGGGAACAGATGAACTTTATATGAAAATCAATGAGGCATATGACGCATGGGATGGTTGGAATCCGACCAATCCGTCAGAAGAAATGATAAAAAATGCGATTGATAGTAATGGACACATCACCTCTCCAGGGATGGACGACTTCTAATTACAAAAGTTTTAAGGCGGTCGACGAGTCTTCGGAATCTGGGTCAGATTCGGATTCCGATTCGGAACCTGATACACCCAGGAAGGGCGATATCAGAGGATACAATAAGAATACATACAAAAAATTATTGATCGTCGAAGATTTGCTACCAGAATAAAATCTGCGCATACAATAAATGTCTTCCGATATCGCTGTCGATACCGTCCTCGCGATCTCCCGTGAGCTCGAGGCTCAGTCCCTCAACTCCGTCGTCGCTGGTTTCTCCTTCGCCGCGGCTCTTTCCTGGATGGACGTCGTTCGTTGGTCCATTCACCAGGTCGTCAAGGTTCAGAAGAACGGCGGCATGAACTATGCGCTCACCGCTCTCTTCACCACTCTTCTTTCCGTGATCGTCTACATGATCATCTCTCGCGTGTCTACTCGCGTCAGGAAGCCCGTTGCGCCCGTCTACGCGGTTACTCGCTAAACTTTCGAGGTTTAGTGAATACAATGAAGAAACAGCCGGTAAGTATGATTAAAAATATATAAACAAACCCATTCCATTTATTCAGGTCATCAGCCCTGCTTTGAATATTTGGCGGAAGACGGTATCCTTCAGTACGTTCTTCATTCTGTAATTCTGTACCCTTCTTTACCATAGGAACTCTCGATAATTTATCAACTGCACCGTTGATTGATAATTTTAATACATGATTCGCGTTTCTAAAATCGTATGGAATCAATCGATTATTACTACTGTAAAAGAACTGAATACGCAGTTTCGATATATTTTGTGAACCCGATTCGAAAGTGTGCTCCACGGTGTCGTCTACACCAGAATAATTGATGACGTCTCCGCACATCAGGATTCGACCAGTGTAGAAAGGTGTATCGGAATACACCGTTTTATTCAACTCTTCTGCACCACTGCTTATCTTCAGTATGAGTGCATCCGGGCCTTGTAAATTTATACTTCCCGTTATTAAAAGTCCCTGTGCCTCTGGAGGAGACGTCGTGTTTGATCTTATGTTACTCGCGGGTAAACCAAGTATATCGTGTGGAGTTGTATACCCTTCCGTAGCCACTGAAGAATTATATCCATTTGTACCATCATAAAACTTAAACGAAAATTCACTCCCAGCGGGTGCAGCCGATGATAGAGATGTTATGACGAGTTCGTTCTTATCCTTATCATATGAAAAGTCTATAGGAGAACTTACATAGGCACCACCTAACGCAGCATTGACTTTAGTTTGCAGTTCTGTCGCCAGAGACTTACCGCTGTAATTTCCGGGTGTGAGCGTTACTGTTACAACCGTATCTGGTGTGCCATGAACAACAAAATCAAACGTGTTGTTACGATTATTAATTAAAAATTGACTCGCGTGAATACGAGCCGATACCAGTGATATCTTAGAGACGTTGTAAATTGGATTCTTCAATTCGACGACATAATCTCCTGGATTGGGATACGCTACAGGATCGCGTTCTCCACTATCTATGTCTAACGTGTGTACGCTCATTAAAATAAGGGGATATATTTTAATCAGTGTGTTTATGCAAAAGATGAAATTGTTTACATGATCTGTTGGGTGAGGGGGTTGTTCTGAAGCTGTTGCTTGGCCACATTGAGACTGTGATCTGTGGCATACGGGTTAGCGTTACCCTTGTAGTGGTTGAAGTTGTAATACTTATTGTTATCGTATTGCTGTGTCCATCCACCGTTAAGAGGACCCGTGCGACCATCAATACGGGTGGTATCGAAACGCATAGCAGTGGGCATACCACCTTGGTTAAGGGGTCCCGCGCGAACATTCATACGACCAGCATTACCATGTCTATTCGCTTTACCACGACGGTCGTCGGGGCGGAAGCCATATGCAAACAACTCCTCTGAAGTGTACGGACGCTGGGGAGACATAGCTTGAGATTCTCTGAGTTGAGAAGCGGGAGCCACGACGTGACCATGAGAGAAAGTGCTTATACCGGGAGCAAGCTGGTTGTTGTACCTGTATTGTTCGACGTTACCATCCTTCTTGTTACGAGTGGGATCCGATACATGTTGGAGTGCAGACACGGTACGCTTAGCACCATTAAATCCGAGACCGTCGTTACGGGAACCAGTCATAGAACGGTTGGTAACACGTTTACCGTTAACATGCTCACCCCTGGGAACATGTCCACCGAAACCCTGAGACTTGGCGCCGGCGACTGGGCGACGCTCGGGGAGATACGCAGTCTTTTCGGGACGGTTATTCGCAATCTCACCCATCTTACCACGTCGACCGCCGAAAATATCATGCGCCGGGCCACTTCTACCGGGTAAAGTAGTCATTCTGTACGCACCCACATTTTCAGGATTCACACGCACTATCTGGTGAAAACCACCCGCTGCTGGAACATCGGGACCAACCGCGATACCCGGACCCACCTGTTGCCTCTCAACGGGAGAAAGGTTATTCATGCGACCGCCGTCGAACATACGATCACGCATTTCTAAAACTTCGCCGCCACTTGAACGCCCCTGTGGTGCGATATCCGAAAAATTATTTATCTCAACCTTTGGATCGGGTAAATTGGATAAACTAACGGGTTTGGGAGACATGACATTAGGTACCTCTTCCTGCATTACAGGGATAGATGCCTGTTGAACGGTCAGGTTGTACTCCTCGGTCTTCTTTTTTTCACTTAAAACTTTTCCTGCATATGCCAATCCGGCGATAGCTACTAACGAAAGTGGATCCGCCATTCTTAATTTTAGAAGAGATTTTTATTGACCAGGATATCGCTTCATGAACTGCATATTCTGAGTTTCGGCTGTGGTGCTGACGGGATCATATTTTACCGTATTGAGAGGAAGCTTACATTTCATGTCTTGGAGAGGGAATAAATTTTGTTCGTACGTCTGGGCGACGACCTTGTTAAATCTAGACGTGGATTGGGGGCGGAGCATGTCACTCGTCTCGATAAACTGAGCGGGGGCACCCTTACCCGCCATGAAAGGAGAGGTACCGTATAACATGGTATTGGGTCTACTAGAACCATAGTTAAGGGTACTGGGCTGGGGGTAAGTGAACACCTCTTCCGTAGCACACACAGAGGGGCGAGCGGGATTTTCGACAATTTTCAATCCTGGTTGAAGCTGATATGCCATTTATTATTACATGAGAATATTATCTATCTAAGCTGGCCGGTGGCGTCGATGGGTCTCGACTTGGCCATGTCCTCGTGCTTCTTTAGGATCGTGTCATTCGCTACGTACTGGTCGAGCCAGCTGGACCATTACCTCCACCGAACATACCACTACGCATATCACCAGTCGGATCTAAACCACCGAAGGCTTCTAATTGCACCCCTCGAGCGTTGACATTACACAAACTCGGGTCCGACTTGCAAATCGGGGCACCTTTCTCACCATATAACCATTCCGCGAAAGCGGTCTGATCACCCGGAATATTCGTCACGGGACCGGAAACGAACTGCCTAGAAAATGCATTTCGTTGAGAATCCGGCATAGGAGAACGGGACTTTTGTGGACCATAAGGAATACGGCCTGATAACATATGATTCACTTCATCGCGAACCGTCTCGTATCCACAAGCCGAAGGACGATCCGGGCGACCATCGTAATCGCTCATCAAAACATTCGCCATAGGATTATCAACTGTGGGAAGCTGACACTCCGGAACGTACGTCTCCTTCTTCGCATTATTTCCCTTGATCATTTTAGACTTTTCCATCACGTATAAAACTGAGAGGACCGTAGCCCCTAATATAAAAATGCGTATATCTCGTCTGATGAGATACAACATACACGTCGCATAAATGACAAATCGTGCTGTGGCATTTACCCTTTCGACTTTCGTCTGTTGATTCGTGGGCCAAAATTCGGTAATTTTATCAGACCTGACAACCTGCTTTGGATCCACAAACAGTGAGACCATTTATATTATGCTTAGTTTATTTTTTCAACATACCACTGAGCAGCCCCTGCATAGACTGCATAAGCTTATTCTCGTCGATTTCCAGTTCACCATCTTCGTTGGATAGCTTATCTGCACACTGCTTGGCGACCGTCTCGATCATACTAAGTGTGTCCGCTGGGATTGATGTGATAGTAGTACCAAGCATGTATAGCGTTTGGAGATATTGCCAGATAGCATCCTTAGTACCTGTAGACGCCTTGGGCCAGCAGTTTTTAAGATTGATATCCTTGAGAAAATCAATATTTTCTGCGTGTTCAAGGAAGAAAGATTCATCCTTAGAGTTGATCTTATCCACATGAGGGGCGACATTTTCCATGAAACCATCGACAATCATCTTGCCGTTGGCGGATCTCATAAGTTCAAAAGCAGCGATGTACTTTTTGAGTCCCTTCTCTTCTGGGAAGGTTTTGTGCAGTTCCATGAGAAATTGGCCCATCATGTCGTTAAACGCTGTAACGGAAGTCATATATAACATATGTTGCGATTAATCTTTAAGTTACTCAAAAGGGGTCGGTAGAAATGGTTTCACGTTTACCTAAGCCGTTAGATATGATAAAATAGACTAGTATAGCTACTAATGCAGCTGGTTTGGCATAAGCGCTCGTAGAGAGAGTACCCTCATCATTGAGACGAGCTTTGCCGTGAATATATAAAGCGGTAAGACCGGCTGCAATTATGGCCGCTGAACCCGGATCGCGGAAGTATTCGTCCATATTTAATAGCGGAGTTTTTTACTCCTGGTGTCTGCTGCATCTGCGAATAGATCACCACTCTGACCCTGGCGCTGCTGGGGTTGGGTATTCACGGTTCTGAATTCATTTTGAAATGGATTGGCTGCTGGCTGCTGAGGTGCTTCATACTCTTCCATGGGCTGTTCCGCCTGCTCCTGATACTCTTCATATGGTTCCTCCATTCCATCTTCAATGTCACCCATGGGGTGTTCCATACCTTCTCCTTCCATTCCACCTTCCATTCCCTCTTCCATTCCTTCTTCCGGCTGCCCCTCAAAACCTCCACCCATTTCACCTGGGTTTTCTTCGTCGTACTCGTCGATATTATCCTCAACCATGTTAGCGTCTTGGGGATCGAGCATGTCTTCTCCGTTAGAAGCCATGTATGTTTGTAAAATCTGTTGAACTGGGATTAACTCCTTTACAGTCGTCTCCACACATGTAGTGAATCGTTCATATAGTTTATCGTTGCGAGCATGCTCTGATTGGCTATCGGTGAAAACGTATGGATCTCGGTAAACATCCTTCGCAGCGTTCTTATAACACGTGTGAATGAAGATTTCATTCGTAGGAAGTTTGACGGACATCTTCTTAGAATCGGAACTCAGTCGAACGGCCGACAGAATCTTTACAGAACTGACAAATACCGCGGCGACAAGATCTCTAAACCACGCACATCGCGCGGCGATATTCTCTGTATGCTGCCTAGCCATTGTTTCGTTCCACTCGGGGACGTCTTTCAATAAATTCTGGAACATCAACAGGACTTTACGACCTTTAGATAACTTCTGGGCTTCTGTGTACATATCTTCAAAAACTTCGATCATAACTGGACACATAAGAATGCATAGCTGTTCCATGTACTCGCGTTTAGCTTCGACTAAAATGTTCAAATTATCCATTTATGATAGACTGGTCTTTTTTTATCAGCGTTACTGCGCATCTCTCCTGTATCTATTTGCCACCTTTTTAAGATTAACCAACGTAGGGAAATCTTCTATATGATCTATTGAACCCGGATGCGCCTCCCTGTCCCTTTTAATCTTCCATGTGATAGTGAATTCAAAATTACCTGTTATATGTACGATGAATCCACTCAACTCTAACTGTCTTTTGAGATAAGACGTTGCTTTTAAACGATCGTATGTCGGATACCCTACTATAAATGCGGGCACCTCAAACGCAACTCTCCTTTTCTGAGATTCAACCGCTCTTCGCACTTTACGCGAAATTTGTTTATATAACTCCACGTATGTCTCTTTTTTCATGCGATTCCTGTTATTAGTTATTCGCGAGATCTCCTCTACGCTTATCATTAATATTACCTGGACTTATTTTTTAGCATTTCTTCCTCACTTTTACTAATTTCATCGAATTGTATGTATTCGTGTCCTTGAACTGTACTTTCAAACGGTGTTCTATCCGCGGGTGGTTTGACATTCATCGGCTGAGATCGAGCGCTTATAACCCTAGCGTTAGGCTTACCCGCTTTACCTATAGAACTTGCATCCGTGACGAGGATATCAACGGCCACCATAAACCCATATGGAAATCCACCTCGTTTCAAAACCATAAACATACATCTGTACATAGCATGATTCTTTTGTTTGTGTGCGAATTGTTTCAGACCACTTGTCTCTATGATGTAATTGTTAATTCCCGTCTTTTCTTTGATATACTTACTCGTCGTGAGCACGAGTGATTCCATTACGTCATGATTTACGATCGCTTTTGTTTGTGTATACTCTACCATATTAGGCAATGGATCGTTGAGTACAATCGCACCACTCTCTTTCGAAGCGACCGAGTACTTCTCTTCCCTGGACATCACTAACAAAATGACCAGTATGAATAACAAGATGTTTATCATTTAATATAGACCTTCAAAAAAATCGTGTGTAATTTACCAATTTTTTTTGAGATGATAATTTAGATGTCGCTTTTAGTCTTCAGCCCAAAGTGTAAACATAGTATGGAAGTGTTAACTTTTATAAACAGTCATAGTCAATTGAAACAGATCGTACAATATCATAATGTATCTGAACTGGGTATTCCTCCACAGTACAGATCAAAAATTACGAGGGTTCCTACGATGTTGACTAAACACGGGAAGATCCTTGTCGGTAAAGAAATTCAGAATTGGTTGGAATCGCTTCTACCAGTACAGGAACTTGAAACGTGTGGATTTGGGGGTAGTCTAAATACGACAACCCTCGACGGCGAAGGAACGAGTGATATGTTCACTATAGAAGAATACGGAAGGTCATTACAACCACCCATGACCGCAGAACTTGAAGCAAAAATTAGTCGTAAAGTTGAAGACTCTGCTTATACGGATATAAAGAAATAAGTTGTGGACAAAATAGTATGAAACTTGTGACCGTTCAAGCCGCGGCCATAAAGTCTACATTTGAAGTTCTTAAAGATATTCTCAATGACGTGAATATATACTTTAAGCCGAGTGGTATGTACATCGTCACACTTGACACGGCACGGACATCGCTTATCGATATGCATCTGCCATCTGAAAATTTTGAAGAGTATGAATGCGAGGAAGAGATCGATTGCGGCGTCAATATGACAAACATGCATAAACTTCTCAAGACTATCACCGTAAACGATATTCTGATCATGTCCATTCGATCGAAAGAGCATATGAATATCGAGATCCACAGTGAACAAAAAAAGACATCCACGAAGTTTGAGTTGAAGCTTCTCGATATTAACGAAAATCAGATAGAAGTTCCGGAAATGCATATGATGGTTAACACACCTATACCCTCCATCGATTTTCAGAGAATTTGTAGAGATATGTCTAACATAGGAGACGAATTAGAAATTCACCGAGGTGGGAATATTTTACGACTCGTGTGTAAGGGAGATTTTGCGAATCAAGAGACGGAAATTCAATGCGTGGAAGAATGTCCTATGATGTCTGGTACATATTCCCTGAAATATATGAATATTTTCACAAAGGCTACTAGTATGTGTTCAACTGTACAGATTATGCAGGAGGATCAAAATCGATTCTTGATTTTACGGTACAATGTCGCGAACCTAGGAGATTTGAAATTCTATCTCGCCACTAAGGTAGACGAAGATCAGACATGAGTCCGGTCACCGTATCAACTGTTTTGAACATACCTAGACAGTTTTTCAATTTAATACGAGGAAGATTGTTTTTTAGGGCGACTTCATCGAGATATAATACATCTTTTATGAAGATCTTCTCACCATAAAAATTCGAGTGCGGACCCGCGTAGCGTCTAATTTTTTCGAGAACGTCTTTTACTGGCTTGTCACCCGAATCCAGTAATTGTGCACCGACTAACGGAACGTGGAACGACATTGTATTAACCTTCTTAGGTGGCCATGTATAGTCGTGATTATACGTTATGTATTTGTATATACGATTATTGTACCAGTATTTAACTCGAATAATCATTTTTGTAACAGCTTCAGGAGGTTTGGGAATAGGGTCGCCGGGGAGAACACCGGCGCGCCCGAGATCTAGTGAACATATGCCGTACGTTTTTGCGATGGGGTATATGTCATAACTTTCTTGTACCCAAAGGGGGTGGTGGTCGGAAGCTTCCATCGTCTCGATCGAAAAATCTTTGGAGTGATCGACAAAATATTCAATATACGTATCAACGATAGAATAATCACGTTTAGAGAAAAATAAACGCATCACCCTTTTCAAACTATAGATTACGTTAATTAAAAACTTGTGCAGTAGTTTCATTAACGTAAATGGAAGGTAACTTTTTAAGTAGGTATAATAACCGTGTAGACGAATTAACCGATAAAATAGAAAGTGATCCATCGAACAGGTGGGAATATGAACGCGAATTATCGGATTATATTGCCCGATGCATACCATACGTACGACAGTACGTCGATGAGACGGAAGGAGAAGTTACCACCGATAATATTTTTAATTGTAAAGAAACGGCTGGTAATCAAAAAAAAGATATTTACGTCGAATATTTAGTGAACGTCGAGAAAAGGAATATAGATCGCCCCATAGAACGCAAACTCATCGACAGATGCCCGCGGTGTCCAGATAGTAACGTGTACAAAACAAATGAGAGTGAAATGGTATGTGATTCATGTGGTGTAGTGTTGGATATATTGATAAGCGAAGAACTTACGTATAAAGAGGAACAGGAAACGTCGGCAAAAGTTATCAATTATTCGTATAAACGTGATAATCACTTTAATGAATGGCTTTCACAGTTTCAGGCACAGGAGATGACTACAATTCCACCGGAGGTTATTAATCAGTTACGGAATGAATTTAAGAAGATCAAGATTAAATCCGTAACTGAGATCACGCACGCAAAAGTTCGATCACTGCTCAAAAAACTCAAACTGAACAAGTTTTACGAGCACGTACCGTTTATCACTAATATTTTGAGTGGTATTTCACCACCGAAGATGCCCCAACAACTTGAGGAACAGTTACGAATGATGTTTCGAGATATTCAGAAACCATTCGACGATAATTGTCCGACTGAACGAAAAAACTTTTTGAGTTATTCATATGTACTTTTTAAATTCTGCGAACTATTATCCGAAGACGAATACCTCAAATACTTTCCCCTCCTCAAATCCAAAGAGAAACTTCATCAACAGGATGTTATCTGGAAAGCGATTTGCAAAGATCTCCAATGGGAATTTATTCCGACAGTGTAACTTCCGCAATCTGTGGCTGTGACCCTTCGCCCGGTGGAAAGTTGATCAGGTAGGCTGACGTCAAATTAAGTTGTGTTAAATACTTTTTAGCCTGTGCGATCATGATGTCATTAAGACTTTTCACTGTTTTAAGTTCGAGAACCGTAGTCCTACGCACAATAATATCAGCGCGAGCTGTACCCACGACATGATGCTTATAATAAATAGGAACGTGTCGTTCTGATTCGTATGGAATGTTTAGTTCGCGAAGACTTACCTCAAAAGCGTTATGATACACACGTTCACTATGCCCAGCTCCCAGGGCCATGTGAATATCAGCAACCATCTTATTTATATCCTCACGAAGTGACGATTGAGTACTCGCATTTCTAAGATGTTGATCAAGAAAGTCTTCATAATACTCCTCTTCCAATTGTGTATCTGTGGTCGTCATTTAATACATCACTCATCATGTCTTTATACACTTAAAGATATGATACGAAATTATTATAGAATCCAGTTAGCTCAGTTGGTTAGAGCGCGGTGCTTATACAATGATGTATATAAAATGACTTCATCGTCATGAAAGCAACGCCGATGTCACGGGTTCGAGCCCCGTACTGGATATCCCTTTTTTTATGCACCAGTACGTGCATAAAAAAAGGGATTCTTAAAAAGTCGAACATATATATACATGTCGACCGATATTTATACGATGAATTTGTCAGAAAGTTCCGATGATATGGTTCCTATAGACATGGAAAATAGGTCTAACGCGTTTGTACCGGAAAATAGGTCTAGTGCTTACGCGCCCGAAATCAACGAAGAAAAAAATATACATGATTATAAAGACAACATGGACTCTACTCCCATCACAGACGTTTTAGGTGGTCCCCAAGACGGCGCTTATCTCGAACCCCCTCTCATGGCGGTCGACCCCCGCGCGGTTCAAGTAGCACAGGCTAACGCTATGATGCCCCAGGTTCAGGCTACTGCTCAAAAGACTGAGAATCCCGCAAAGAAGAACCCCTTCGATCTCACCGATGACCAGTTACATGCATTAATTGTTGTTTTCGCCACGGGTGTCGCCGTGAGTAAACCAATTCAAGAAAAGCTCGCGAATACGGTTCCCAGGTTTTTAAATGCTCAGGGTAATCGTAGTCTCGTAGGCTTAGGCTCCACCGGTGCAGTTGCCGGTATCGTGTTCTATATCGCTCGCAAATACTTTTAAAGTGTCTCATACGGAAGACTAAAATCAATTAATCCTAATCTCGAGATAATTCCGATCATAAGAATCCATGATAAGCATATCGTTAGAAGTGCAGGCCATGCTTTCTTAGCGTCCTTTTTCCCGTAATTCTTGAATATATCCTTGAGATCATCTATCACCTGAGACAGTCCGTACACGATTCCACCTGCAAAGAGAAGGGCTAGAAACACGTATCCAGTTTTTCCACTGACGATGATGGTTTTATTAGCTAACACGTATACTAAAAATGGGAGAATCGTGGTGACGAGAGCGATATTAGCTTCGTACGGCATCCATTCTGCACGGGTAAGAAACATACCAACCATAACTAACATCCACAGAAGTAGTGATCCACCTATTGTTTGACTCCACCTGGTAGGATCTAGACCTGGGAAGAAATCGGGTTGTCGTAAGCCTGTGTTAGACATTTATATTAACCTAGATTATTTATCAACAATCTGTTTACCACAAAATGGGGTCAAAGTTCCTATATTGTCGTACACCCCTATAGCTATGGCTTCATTCCGAAGTTCTTCATAGTTACCCCAAAAATCGTCACTATGAGAATACTCATCCACCGTACAATGCGCGAGTTCGTGTAATAATACATGGAGCACGTGATTTACTTTACCATCGATACACAAGCCTATCTCCTGACCCTTGTTCGTGTTATATCCTACACCTCTCACGAAAGACCCTTTATAGGCGACGATGGGAATTTCATCGTGTAGCATACGAAACTTCGACTCGTCGGTTTTTTTCAGGTGTTCCCTGAGGGTACGGTATCGCTCTTTCACCTCTTCTAATACAGGTTCTTTCCGAATTGTGTACCATAAAACTATATTAACGATGACGAGTATCGGTAGTATCATCCCTACTATACGTAAATATAAATTTACTGTATAATTCGGATATGGGGTTTCCTTTTAATCCTTCCCAATGCGTCATCATTAGACCCATATTTTCGAGGTGTGTTATGAGCATATCTTTATGCGCCACTGGTTCAGATTTAGGTCCATCTGCGTAGTAAGGTGTATCACATAAATGTACGAACAATTTCTCACCAAAATCACCGTTACTCGTCCCTTTCATACGAAAAAAATTACCCAACTCATCTTTGAACGGTGTTTTAAAAATAATTTTTTCCGAATCCGGGATGATTCCGATCAATCGACCCCCGGGTTTCACCCGTCTTTTGACTTCTCGAAGAGTTGACATGAATAAATCGCGACTTTCAAATATGTAATGTAAAGCAAAATTATAACACACTACATCGTATTTGCGATTTGGACATGCTCGAATGTCTCCATGGTAAAAATTAACTCTCATCTTCATATTCTTAGCCCGTCTTTTAGCTTCTTCCAACGCCTCTGTATTTGGTTCGCACATGTTGATATTGACTTTCATCTTAAACCATTTTTGAAGATCCCCACCGAATCCACATCCGACATCGAGTACACTTATTCCGGGTTCACAGACACTCTCGATGAGCACCCGTTTTTCGTTATTATGTAATCGACGCAACTCCTCCATACTTTGTAAACTGATAAAAACTTTAATTGAGTATCTGACTTAAGTTTACTAGCTTAAAGTTTTCGTGCATTAAATATTCATAATGTCTCTTGAACAGGATTATACAACCGTCCCCGGTCAGCTTTTTGCGTGCCTTAGCATCGTTGGTCCCGAGTGTCCCCAAAAGAATGATAAGTTTGGAATCAAGATTCGAGGCGCTTTCAGTACCCGTGATGAGGCAGCTTCCCATGCGAAGCGTCTTCAAAGGGAGGATTCAACCTTTGATATTTATGTGGTTGATATGTATAAGTGGCTCTTAATTCCCCCCGATCCTGCAGCTATCGAAGATTCACATTATACCAATGAAAAGCTCGAAGAGCTTATGACGGGTTATAAGGAGAACCAGGCCCTGGCTGCGCAGATGTTCAACGAACGTAAGCGTGATATGGTTGAATCGGCCGTGTACGATAAGCCCGGTGATGAGAATTCTAGGTTTTACACCAAGCCAGATGAACCCCCTATCAGCCACCCTGCAGATATTATCGAACGTCTCAAGAGTGAGACACCGGATGCTCCGATGGAAGAGCTCGTGAAGAAAGCTGATGAGATTGTAGCGGGTGAGATAGAGGAACGTAAGAAGAAGCGTGAGGCTGAACTTTCTATTCCCGAAGAGCCCCAACTCGGTGAGATTACCGAGGCGAAGGATGACGGTGAAGAGGTTACTTCTAAGGCGTAAAAAAATAAAAAATTAAAAACATATTGTGATCATATTATTAAAAAAAATATACCTTCTTAATAATACGATGGCAACAGACTATAAAGAGCGCGTCGAAAAAGCTCTCGCAGACCAGGCTGAAAATGATAAGAATGCAGAACCACGTGAGGTCGGATACGTTGGTTTTGGTCACCCCAAAAATTTTAGGATAACGCGTATAAGTGCATTAGATGATGAAATGTCGATGGCTTCTCAAGTAGTTACTGATGGTGTAATTAGACCAGCAATTACTAGAAGATCGGAAAAACTTTTAGAAGACGAAAGCATATCAGTAAAGGACTTCTTACCCGCCTCACCCGGGGCGGAGGATAACTGGTTGCATAGTCTTACCCATGAAGAAACCTAAAATAAAGGCTACAAATATAACTATGTATGCAGCCTTATCCAGAGAATTTAGAAAATCTGGAACTCTCGGGCCATCTGACATGTGTTGAGGTGGATACATAAAAGGCGGTGGAGGGGGTTGCATGTAGAACTGTTGGTCTGTCTGCTCCTGGATGGGTTCGTCCGCCTGTTTATCGTCGATAAGCTGCGGGCTGTACTCTATGGGATTTCCTAATTCCGTTTCCATATGATAATTAATATGTCTATTTTTTTAAGCCTGATATTCCTCAACAGATTCTTCGTCATCATCAATGAATCCTTTTAGATTACCGTTCTCATCTGCTTCACTGTCCGAACCGTCGTCCTCGGTATCAGTCTCCGTTTCACAAAGATCTTCTTCTTCACCGGAGTTATAATCCGTGTCGTATTCATCGTCGGAATAATCGTCGTCGCACACATTTTCCGTGGGCTCTAACCGTTTAGGCTGCCTGGAAACCCGCCCGGATCGCGTTGAAACAGGCTTAGCTGGCGTCATGTATAATTAACATGCAAGTTTCTTTTAAATGACTTTATTACGCTAATGCAGATAGTATATTATCCGTTATGATGTATTCTCTATTCCTGCACGAACAGGTCTGTGTGATCCTATTCTTTGTGATTTTGAACTGCGTATCCGTAGAATTACACTTCGTACACTTTAAATCCGTGTAGACTATACGCTGAAATTTTGATTTTTTCGTTACACTCTTTACAGTCAGGGGTGTATTCGTCATATTTTTATTGATGAAGGTTTGTAACATGTTGACGCCTTTTACTGTATCCTCTTTCTTTACTTCGGGACAAACCTGACACGTTAACTGTGGTGTATCGTATAATGATGCTTTGTATCCATCTTTATACAATTCTCTAAAAATTGTGTCTGGTAAACGGTGTTTCCGTCCGTAAAAATCTTTACAAAACCCGAACCGTCTACCTCGCATAGTTTCACACGTACAAAAACATCTTTGTGCGATCGTATGACCATCGATTCTAAACCATACATGATTCGATGCATGTGATCTCTGCATATTTTCACAGTATTTAGAGTTGGTAGATACGAGGTAATTATTCTTATCTTCGTACACTTTCGTTATTTGCGCCGTTTCCTGACCCTGTAAGTTTTTTTGTACGAACGCTTCAATATCTTGTATGATCTTTTCATCTGAGAAGACATTCTTCGTTTCGCGTAAGGTAAAACCACCTTCCATACGCGTCGAGCCCTGTACAATAATGGGTGTCGTGATTTCTGATCGAAGAGTTGCCATTTGCATAATCTCTAGACTCGGCTTTTGATCATGGATATGAGAGAGCGAAGAATTTTCGTGTGAGTACATGAAGACGGGTCTATATTCGCCTTCGATTATCTTGCCTTTATCACATGACGCACATCCACGCCCTTCGCATGCATCGTGTTTAGCCTTTTTATGAGACCACGGCATACGAAACCCACTCCCCTTTACATTACGTCTCCCACCGCCATACACAGCGGTATCTACTATATCGTCCCACGGTTTTCCGGGAAACAGTAAAGACAAAGACGATGAGATATGTGAATGAAGAGCCATGGCCGATCCGTGATCAACTACGAAATTGGGCCAGTTCATATGAATTCCGTGCTTGATTTTATCTCGTGAAGGTTTAGGTTCAGCTACAGATATGAGTACATCTTTTCCACCATAATGCGTCACTCGGTCACAAATCGTTCGAACATATTCTTCCAACCTTTCGAAGGATAATTGTTCGGTGTCCTTGTAATCCAGATCCACGAAAAAATTAAACGTATCCGTTTTTTGTTCGACGACAAATAACTTTTCACCTTCCGTTATACATTTTACGTACATAACGTAAAAATCATTCAACCTATCAAAAGGAACAGATAGACGACCACCGTCCATGAGCACATGTGATAGATTGGAGCCCTCCTTAAAGGTAAACCCTTGTTTTTGACACCAAGATCTAAACATACTTACTTGATTATATACTTACTTTTTTAATACTCTTCTTCATGCCAGACGGAACTTCTCCAAGAAACATCCCTCAACTCTTCTTTCTCCATATTCAATTCTTTCTTTAAGACCATGAGTTCGTATACCGTCTTATCCTTAACTTCTTCGAGATATTTATCAGCCCTACTTTCACTGTAAGCCTTCCTATCTATGAGTACTTCTTTGATTTGCTGAAGGATGTAGTTCTTCGACTTCATTATTTTATAGAGAAGGTTTTTCTATTAAGAGAAGTCACGCATGCATAAAACTCTGGATTTTCTAACACGTTTGTTACTATTCGTTCCCAACGTCTACGCTGGTTAAATTCTCCTAAAGTGTCAAAACTCATAAAATCATTTTCATCGTATGTACGTTTCATATGTATCTTTTTTGTATGCATTTTGTATTTCTCTTCATTAAAGCGGCGAACGAGTTCGAGTTGTTCCGCTTTAGGATAGTCGACGAAGAATACGAACACCGTGTATTCTAGCTCTACATCGGGCTCCTCTTTAACGTTAAACGAATAACTCGTATACTCGCCATTTTTTAGCGAAACGACTCCTCTCGTCTCTTCTTCTAATTCTCTTAGTGCACATCGTAAAGGGCAGAATATTTCCCGCCGCCTGCATCCACCCGTGACAAAAATCCACTCTTTAAATCTTTTATCTCTCACCGTTAGAAACCGGGGGGTTTCGCCAGCAAACGTAACAGGAATCGCAATAGCTTTATGTTTTTTCATTGCACATTAGCCTCTATAATCACCTGATAAGATTATTGGGGCTGAATCATCTCACTTGAACGCGTAATGCGCTTTTCGGGAACCATAGATGGTTCCTCCTCCATGACCTCAATCTTTTGAGCGGGTGTCTCTGGTGGAGGCATCATACTCGAGGCGGCCGCGGCGTTCATGTACGCCTGCGACTCTTCAACTTCACGCTCGATGAAACTCTTAACCTGATCAATTTCTTCTCTGGATTTCTTGAGTTCCCTGTATAAATAAGCCGTTGCGACAACGCAAATAACGACGGCAGTAATGATCGCCGTATCACGATCGAGACCGAACAACATGTGTGATTTAAGAACGTGTTTTGTTTTTAAGTAGATACAATGGCGCCCATTTTAGAGCTTTCACCTTCTGGACACGGGTATCCGTGTTGTCCAAATTGGATCTCCTGATAATGTGCATCCTTGCACGGAGCATTATCGACTGGAATATATTTGTTAAGTGTTCCGGATTTAGGATCGTAGGTGATCATAAAAACGAAAATTATGAGAAAAAGGAATACCCACATTTAATATTATATGGGAATTTAGTTGGAATACATTAATCCGCCCATGCCTTGCTCTATACGCAAAATATTGTAACCGACCGCGTAAATGTCAGACTTGAAGGTACCTTTATCCGTCACGAGACGAGCCGAGTCAACACGGGAAAAGTTCAACTCGCCGGTAGGTTGGAGCTTGGCGGTGTCCAGGCAGAAAGGGTAGAGGAAATGATCCTTGAGGGAGCCGTCGAAGTCAGCGAACGGGGTATGATAATAGAGAGATCCTGACGTGTAATGCGGGTTCGCGAGCTTGGCATCACCAACATCGGTACCGTTGATCTGAAGCTTCGTCTTAGCTTCGTCGGTACCGACGAAATCCCCGGGCGTTGTCGCATCGGTGCGGTACGAGCAGAGGAACTTGATGGGGTGGTTGAACGAAAGCTCCTGGACAGCGGATTCAGACTTAATAGCCTTCTGCGTTTGAGTGATGAGCATGTTCTGAGGGGTCGACGCGAGAGTGGTACGTTCATCGGTGTCAAGGTAGATGAACTGAGCGTGAACCTCGTACGCATCACTGGCGAGACTAGTACCCCACGTGATTCGAAGCTCCACATCGTGATATTGCAAGGCCACTAAAGGAAGGGCAGACTGTGCGTTCTCACAGAAAGAGAATCGTAAAGGGTAAATCTTGGTAGTACCGGTTCCGTTGTTCAAAGCCTTATGGGACTTAGAGTACGTCTGACCGAGAAGAAGGGGGGCGAGACGCTGAGAAAAGACGGAATCGTGCGTGTCAATAACTTGACCTCCCACTAAGAGCTCAACCTTGGCGATTTCAGACTCCCAGCCCGTGGGATGACGAAGACCGGGTGTGTTGCGGTTGGTGATGTACACGTAACCGAGAAGGTCTCCCTTGCGCTCGAAACGGACAGTGGACATACCGTTCGCGACGGGGTTACCCTGGATAACCTGCTTCTCGACGGTCTGAGCAAAATTTGTATGACGTTTGTATGTAGAACGGAAAAATGAGACCTCGGGTCGGCCAACGATATGGGCATCCTGGGCTCCAATTGCCACTAATTGCGCAATTCCACCTGACATGTTTTATATTATACTACGGTTTTATTTTTTTAAGCATTAAAATAAGGGGACCTGTGGATGAAGAGACTCGGTGAGTAGAAGTGATAGAATTCCGATCATCGCGAGTCGACCGTTCACGAGTTCGGTCTCGGGCTTCCATGGTCCCTGGACGTATCCCTCATCCTCTGGGTTAGCGGCCGTACCGAGGAAAACCAAGGATGCGACGGCGATGGAGAGTCCGATGTTATCATGGAACTGTGCGCTGATAGGGTTACCAGTCATGATCTCATCGACCACCGCGGAGGTGAAGCCAATCATGGCCGCGCGACCGTTAACACGCTCCGCGACCGCTAGAAAATCGTTAGGACGATCGATCTTTGTGAAACGAGAACTCTCATTGGTCGCGCGTACTACGGTGCGGGACTTAACCCTGTTCCTGGATCGAATGGGGGTGGTAATGACGGGCCTGAGAGTGGCGATGCAAGACATTTTGTACTTTACGAAAGCGTCTTTTCTTTAATTGATACACTTTTCAGGTTCAGTCAGTCGAAAGTGTAGAGTTTCACTCGTCATATTCGGGAGGGTGCGTGATCATGTTGCTGATGCGCACGCACGCGCGATTGATGTGTGCCTCCATCTCCTGTTTAAAAGTTTGCATCATCTGATATGAATATCGTGTAACGTAAACCTGAAATCTATCTCGTTCTTCTTTTAATAATTTACCTAATGTTTCTACGTTATTTTCGAGATCACCGACACGCTTTACGAGCGATGCGACTTTATTCTTTTCGGATTGGAGTTCTTCTTTTGTGGTTTGGAGTTCTTCTTTTGTGGTTTGGAGTTCTTCTTTTGTGGCTTCGAGGTTGGTATTGGTTGTCTTAATTTCCCGAAGTATATTCGTACAAAGTTCTTCGTATTGTGTTATTTCATTTTCTTTTTCGATTAAATGTTCTTTGTTATATTCCCAATAAGGTTTCATCTACCTTTAATGTATAAATGTTTTATAAATCTGACATTCTAAATATAGTAAATCTACTAGGAAAAGTTGAGCTTGGAAATACCCTGACGCCGCTACCAGCGGTTTTAAAATGTAATACGATATAATCA